ACTAATTAGGGGCTTAGAGTGTATATTGATATACGCTTATAGCCTTGATGACCCGGAAGGGTCAGTTTAGCTAAGTCGTTACCCTCTCTATCCACTGTATGTGGTGTGGTAGTCTCGTCGAGCGATTTATAAAGACCTTGAGAAAGGCCTGCTCTTGAGAAAATCTCATCGAACCTCGGTGCGTCAGATCTGACGTATACCGAGTAAGATGGGAGTATGTAGTCGCCAGGCATGCGTTTTGCATGCGAGCGAGTCTTTTTGACATAAGTGTCAAAAATATACCCACCGTAACCTTTTGACCGCAGGTGTGGCTTGAGCCGACATTCTGAAAGAATGTGGCCGTCACCGTAACCATCAGGACCAAATAGGCGCATATGTTCAGGAATCATCCCAAGCACATGACGCGCGCGATCGAAATCACAATTTCTATAATAGAAATTATGGAGCAGGAAGAGAAACTCCCCGCCCACCCAACCGCGAGCATAGAAAGGACGTACATCAAATCCGAAATAATAGTCTTTCCCGCATGATTCACGGAAATGACCGCTCCAATATGACTTTTCCGTATTGAGGGTAAAACCCGTGCTTCTCAGCACGTCCCTCATTAACGGAACAGCCTCAACACCCAGTATGATATCGTCTCCATAGACGCTCACGCGTTTATCTGGAGACATACTATAGTGGACGCTAGCTTCTGCTAGGGCCCAAAATAAGAGCGTCTGCAATGGGAACGTGAATCCGTTGCCCATTGACGAAAACTTATGCAGCTGTAAAACTACACCTCGGTCATTGACCGTGGGTGTACGGCATAAGCTTAACGCAGCAAACCACTCATAGGGAAGGAGCGAAGCGACAAACTCCGTACTTATCGAGTCTGAGGCCTTTGAAAGGTCGAGCGTTGCTAAAGCGCCCGTAAGAGAACCCTCGCGAGCCAAAATCTGATTTCGACTTTGGTTACGAGTATCCTGCCCAATGCGGCACAACCGTCGGGATATATACTTCCCAAACCCTCCTTGAACTAATGCATTCAAAGTGGGCTCCGTCATTACTGTACGGAACGTCTTCGCATTTTTCGGCACGAAACTGATCCTACCATCTGCAAGTTCAAGATGTAGATCAGACACTTCCTCGGTTTCGAGTTCTGTATAAGTGCATAGAACTCCGAAGTCTGGAAGAAGTTCCGTTTTTTGTACGGAACTAACCAGTTCTACGCGATTAAGCGCAGCGTGGTGCCCAAGATAAACAGGCAAAGCCTCATAAAGAAGAGGCACAAGTGGAAGTAGATTCGTGCTACACGACGGTACTGCGCTCAATTTAGTACGAGCGCAAGCATTTCTTTTTAGTACCGAGGTCGTTGCTCCGGGTCCAAATCTTAAATCCAGCGAATCTATGCTGGGGACCGGGCCCAATACTTCTGCAATTTTACGTTCAGCACGTTTAAGTACGCGCATGACGTCGGGTGTGAAACTAAAATCATCCGAAGCAGTCATATTGAAAAGCCGGTTCGTCCGAAGACACTCAAGTTCGGATTTGTAGAAGTCACTACGAGCAGCGGCTTCCTTGTCTACGCCAATATCGAGATCGCTAATCTTCGTAAAGAAGGCTAGCGCTTGTCTGATATTTAGAACGGCGTCGACGGTGTAACCGCACTCGTAATTTAACTCATACGCGCAAATAGCTTTCAGATCCTTATTCACGATGAGTGAAGTTAGGTCGTCAGCTACACTGCCAGCACGCCGGCAGTGCGCAAGAGCGAGATCGCATAGGATCTCAATACTTTGGTCAGGGGATAGTACAGAATCCCACGAGCTTAAGTTAAGCATGTAATCTCCATAAGAGCATAACGTGGAAGCCAAAATGGCAGGGTACTATCTTACGTTGGCATAACCAGGAAATCAAACAAGGCTGCCATAGGGCCGGCTGTTACAACGGCGACAGAGGTCGAAATATTATTTCGAATATTACTCTGTAGCTGCTTCACAATCCTCCGTGAAACCGGAGTTCCTCGCTCATCGAAGAAGCCGACAGATTCGTCGGTATCAACATAAGCGACTTTCGGCGGTGCGGTATAACCCGCAGCGTTCTGACCGGATACTGATTCCATTACTGGGATCTCGACCCGACAGGATACACGCCACACACCACTCGGGAGCTTACGCTTTTTAAACGTAATAACTCCTTGAGCCGCGAATGGGAGAGCGGTATTTTGCTCCCGCCATATCGCGATAAGTTCGTTTTTAACGGTAGAAATACCTTCTCCAACGAACGTGTGTGCGACAGGTGCTGCAGCGCCATCATAGGCTGTAATATCGGCTTGTTGAGCCATTTAATTGCTCCATAAAGATCCAATTGATTGATTTCAAAAGGATTTTACCGCCTGAGAAAATAAGGCGATCGCGTCGAGTACTCTCTTTACAGGACTTTTCGTCTGTAAAGGATTCTTCCACGTGGGTAAAGGTACAGAGAGAGACGTAACAACCGTCCTCGAAATGGTCATCCCGGATGAGTATCCGAAACCACCAGTGTACCTAAAAACGTGAGGAGGGGGCGTAGGAGGCGATGATTCATAAGCCTTCGTGAACCCATTGATTGACCCACGATACCAATCGTAGGTCGTCCTCACATATACCGCATCTGAAATGCTAGAGATAACATTTCTCGTCTCAAGGTAGACCCCAATAGGGGCTATCCAATCGATGACAAAAGAGAGCGGTACTAACTCCCAAATAATTGCTTCCGGGTTAGTTAAGCCCAGATAAAAGGGAAGAGAGGGCGGCTTTTCCGTTACGTTGGCTATAATAGCCTTCAGGTATAACCCACCACCTTTAGCAGCAAAGACAGTAGGCATAGACGATGTCACAGTTCTTTTAATACCGTGACCGACTTTAATCACCTTAACGCGCGGAACGTCTTTCTGACGTATGGCCTCGGAGAGGTCATATATGTCTTTTATCAGAGGACGCCAAGCATACCGAATTTCCAACCACCATCCAGCAGGGCCAAGCGTATTCACGCCAAGCTTCGAAGAAAGCTTCTTCTTCGTGCCTTTTGAAGGTTTCGATTTAAGAATCGAAAGGGCTTTCAGTATTTGCAGTTTCTTTACAGCTACTGCTGCTTGCGCAAGCTGGCGAGCACGAAACGCTACGGAGTCCACGGTTTTCCCGAGTTCTCCGATGAAAATTCCAGCATTCCAGTTAGACACGCGGTATTTATCCGCGAGTTTATTAAGGAGCTTTAATTCATCATTCGCGTCCCATTCATGATCAAGGGCAAATGCGAGCTGCGGTCCTGAATCTACGAACTGCTGCTCAACCCCAAAATCAATTTGGTACCAAAACAGATCACCAAGAAAGAACTCAGTTCTTGATCCCGAATAGGGATGAGGGTTTCTGATACCAGCCGCCTTTTCAGCAGCTGTCCAGTCGCTCCCAGTGGTGTTCCTTGCCGAGTACATCCCGAAACGATACGTTCCTGGATTCCCGATACGCGATTTATAATACGTGTTATCGCGAACAAAGTTAATGGTACTCACTCGCACCTCCGGCCGTTTGGCCAAAAACGTGACAGAGATGTCACAGACTCCTCCTGGTTTATTACATGAAGGAAATGAAAGGTAAGTACTTATAGAAGAGAAAGGCTAAGACCATCACTAAAATCGTGAATACGTCAAGCCTAAAATTCTTCATTTCGTACTCCTGCGCACGTCTTTTGTCTTAATATACATGGTCCCACGAAGTCTGTGGGGAAACATATTATATCCTGACAAAATGTGGTCGTGGCCAAGAATGGCCGTATCGAACACTACGTCGCAGATTGTGTAGCCCAAAAGATCATCCGGCACTTTTTGCTGGAATGCTTCAGGGACGCCCGGCTGATTAATTAACAGCTGGCCTCGTTTTACGGAGGGCCTTATCGGCGGCTTCACAATTGTCCTGTGGAAAGATATCGAACGATAAGTTCGATGGCTTTGCGCAATACTTCGAATATATCCGAAAGATTAGCAAAGAGCCAATTAAAAAAGTCTTCCATAGGTCCTTTCTTCATGTTAAG